ATATAATATAAATCCTCTTGACCCTATTTAGCGATGAATCCGACTTTATACCGGTGTCATTATACAAACTGCCCAGCCGCTCATGCCGCTGTGCTAGAAGAATCTCTTCTTATCAAAGAATTCTTCTCCACGTTAGGCCGCAAAACACGCCGCCTGCTTGGCAAGTCTCTCAGAGCCATCTTCGCCGTTACCTGTATCAACACAGAGTATTCCGTGCGCAAAAGAAAAGAACTCGCTGGGAGCAACTTTGAAAAACTAGTTACGAGAGTTCTACAGAAGGACAAGTATCGTGTTCACCCTATCGAATACTGCCCGGCATATGCCGTGTGCAAGTTTCCGGTGAATCACTCGCATGCTAACCTCGCCTTGATCAGAAATTCAGCCTCGATAGCAATATCGGCTTATTGCGAAGCTAATGGTTTCGTAAGATATGATCACTCAACGTCCAATCGAGAGAAAGGAACGCTTGGGTGCCATAATTTCTGGACAATGAAAGATATAGTCACCCCCTACAAGAATGATCATGTCCCAGCACATGCTCTCATTTCTTTCGTGGACTGTGACTATTACGAGCCTTCACTATGCAGATATGCTGGCCATGATATGTGCATTTTTACATTCACACCTGAACAATTGGCTGGGACTTACCATGAGTCCTTGTACAGGTACACTTCTTCTACCACTGTCGAGTTGTTAGTTGATGGTTATGCAGCGTACAGGCATAACACTTGGGACTATCGGAAAGATATGATTGCCATTCATTCTTATGGTAAGACATATATCTATCGTGTCGATAGGATTAAATTTAGTTCCCATCATTCATTAATCTTTCTTACTTTAAGAGCTACATTCGCGAATCCATTCATGATATTCACTAAGTTGATGGGCGTCGATATTGATCTCTTAAGTAAGGGTAGCGTCATGGAAACCAAGTCCTACTTGGTTCAGCCTATCGTGAAGAAAGTAATGTATGTAAAACACTATTGTCTAGTATCCCATTACCAAATACTGCGTAAGGGGGAATCTGAACAGGTTGAGGTAACTTGTACCTTGTGGAACCAATTGGTTGACAAGTTTTACAGTTCCAAAACACCTAGCATCACTTGTGTTGATATCAATTCACTTTGGTCTCACGCAAATGGGGACATACCAGACGTACCTGGTTATGTTTTCAGCTTTCTCAAGAATGCTCTTGAGTCAGGCGAGCTTAAGCATTTATATCTACCCTCGGGAGCTATAACGTTTAAGTCACGTATTGACAACCAAGTTGTTACGCAAGGTAATTCACGGTTGGATATTTTAGACAACAACCCAGTGGCGCTGATGGCTCAGACCTGTCCCGCCCTGAGTCCTGAATCCGATGTCAATGTGGTAGTCAACGAGGCTGCCCAGGACAAAGCAGTTCAGGAGCGAATTCTTGATGTAAGGAATGAAACGGAGCCTCCTGACAAATATACTCATTATTTGTTAGAATTCCGTGGACTCCTGCTTGCCCGTAAAACAGGAATACCTATGGATCCCTCGGACGTGTTAGAACGTCAGAACAAACCCATGCAGAAGGTACGCAATGAACGCGCCAAGCAACATACCGTGAAGAAATCAAAAGCGAGTTATTTTCTCAAAGCCGACCCAACTCAGAAGAAATTGGATGAGTCGAACAATACGCTATCTGCGGCGCCCGTTCGGTTAATCACCCAATATACTCCTGAGCAATGTCTCGCTCTTTCAAGGTACACTTATGCCTTCAAGGACGAGATATTGGCTAATACGCATTGGTATGCTCCAGGTTGGACTCCCACTACCACCAACGAAAAGGTACAAAGGTACATAACGAACTTTCCACGACACCAATTGTTGGAAACTGACTTTTCGAAGATGGATGGTAGGATCTCTAAGTTCCTAAGGAGTATCGAACGAACAGTATACCTTGCGTACTTTGAGTCAACTCAGTCTGAACTATTGAAACTCTTGGACAATGATTATGGCAGCACTGTCTCGAATAAGAATAAGAGTCTCAAGTATGAAGGAAGATATGAGCGTGGTAGTGGATCAGCACTCACCACTGATGGTAATACACTTATATGTGCCTTCATATCATACTGTCACCACAGAAATCGCGGCCACAATCCACGCGTATCTTGGCAAATGCTAGGTCCTAAGGCAGGAGATGATTCTCTAGACTATGGTCCTCTTGAGTCTTACAAGGAAACTTGTAAGGACTTAGGCATGGAAGTAACTGGCTTTAACGTTCCTCGTAACGGTAAGCAAGTTGTTACTTTCCTCTCACGTACCTACAAGGGCTCTGCAGGGGGAATGTCAAGCATCTGTGACGTCGGACGGGCTATCCGAAAACTACACCTTAGCTCAAACAAAATTAAGTCAAACGAGGCTAATTTTGCAAACAAAGTCTTTGGTTATGGAGTGACTGATCCCAACACACCCATAATTAAGAACCTTGTCGCCTTGGTAAAGCGTATTTTACCTAACCAACTTGAACCCACTAACTATGATGCACTATCATACCAAGCCCGACAAGGGCCTTATCCGAACATGCTTTGTGAGGAGGAGATGGTTGCATTGGTATCAAAGCAAATGGGAATAACTCCGGAATCAGTGGCGGTAGTTATGCAGAAAGTTGATGACGCTAGGAGCCTGGACGACCTTAAGTTGATCGTGCCTACAAGACTTAAAACTATCCCCCGTGATAGGGACTTATTTAATTCTTCGCGGAAACTTACGGCAGTCTCTAGCCGTCGAAAAACAAATACAAAAATCGATAAGCGACCTATCGACAAAACAACAACAACCATTGACACTTTACCAAGACAAGACCTGAGAAGATCTAGAAATGGTAAACAGGAGAAGAAACCCCGCTCGAAGAATCAAGCAAAAGAGAACATTAAACATGATGGCTCTCCCAGCTCCTCCGAGCCGACGCTTAACCCAACAGTCTGCATCAACAATGATGGTCAGACAGGCGGGCAGTGTTAACACTCCTATAAAGCGCAGTGCTGCCCAGCGCTATATAAACGGCAGCAGCCGGATCCCCTCTCAATTGTCAAAACCGGGGGTGGATTGGCTTAAAATGGCTTTCGCAGCCCCTGACTTTCCGGTGTTGACACCTTGTGGTATACCTGATATGTATACTGGAAGGACGTTGGTTCAAATGTTTCGATACGTTCAAGGTATAACCATACCTTCTGACGATTACTTTATAATTATTCCCCCTACTCCAGGTGTATCTCATTACACTTGCACAGGGACTCCCGGCCAGAATACCTATTGGCAGGGCACTAGATACTCCAACTCTGAATCAATCTTTGGTTCTAAGTCTAGCGAGACTAGTGACACAGTTACAGCTTTCCGTTATATGGCCCAACTTGCTGAGTTGGTGCCAACGACTAATAACATGTCGTGGACGGGTTCTGTATCTGTTTATAAAGTACCTCTGAAATGTTCAATGTCTGCGTATGAGTCTACAAGTCTTGTAGCCTCAGCACCAGTCACCGCCAAGAAGGCGAATTGGACGATTTCAGGTCTAGAAGGCGTTATAGCTACCAACTCTGACCAATATACAGCGCCATCCAATCTTGGATGTTTTACCGCAGCGCACCAAAATAACAACGACTTCCCTTTTACCAACACTTTTGAAGGTTACCAATCAGTCCCCGAAAACGTATTGACCGGCTCCACAGTAAGCGTGCCAACTGGACAATATGGTGGACTATTTGTGTCGGAAGGCGTACCTGGTTTCGGACAACTAGATACAATAGTTATCCGTGTAACCGGGGCAGAAGGTAACACTTTTGTTCTGAAAACTTGGGCCTCACTCGAGTTACAGATTGTTAATACAAGTGCTCTTTATCAGTATACCATTCAGTCTCCTTTACACGACCCTTCGGCTTTAGTTGCATATAATCATATGGTTAGATGCTCTCCGAACGCCGTGTCTTACTATGAAAATGCTGGATTTTGGAATTTTATCAAGAATGCCATTAAAACAGTTTCCGGAGCTATGTCGTCCATCCCTGGTCCTATTGGAGCGATCGCGGGTGGGATCAACGCGGCTATCGGACTTTTCAAGTAATTGGC